AGTGTCAATGGGCAATGTGCCTGTATAGTTCTCTTGCCACACATACGCATGAATAGGCAACTTGTCATACAGTGCTCCGTAATTGGGCAACAATGATTCTATGCGAAACACCTGCCCTCTGAGGGCTTTGAGACTAACCCAGATGGCTGGTTCTAATTCTCCATGACCTTTTTCAAAGTTATAGAGAAACTCTCGTTTAACAAAACATTTGATTGGCGGTAACGATCCTACAATATAACTCATATTAATATTTTCCTGATGCAAGTACTATCTTGCAAATGTGTTCTAATCGTTCAATGTGTTCGTATGCTCGCCAAGGGCTGGTGTCAATTGCTACCACTCCGTGACCTTTGATACCTACAATGTCGTAGGCAATGTTGCCCTTGTTGTCTAATTGTAACTGCTTATGACACTGATCCGCAAGCTCTTGGCTAATAGGAGGCACATCGCCCACATTGGGTGCTACTCGGGTATAGCGATTGAGTTCTGGAAAGTCAACACTCACAGTACTCAAATCAATACCGGCGTGCATTGCGGCAATGCAGTAAGTGGGATGTAAATGCACTACAACTCTGACATCATTACTATGTTGTCCCATATTTTTTTGCAATCCAAAATGCAGGGGCAATTCGCCGCTAGGATTAAGGTTGGCACTGATATCAGTATAGAATTTATCCTGCCAAAAATCGCCATGAAAACCAATCTTCTTAAACTGATCCGGTTGTAGTGTTTGTTTACGTACACCACTTGGTGTAATGTAGAAGTGATCACGGTCGTGGTGACGAATACTTACATTACCATCTCGACTGGTAATCCAATTGCGTTTGTACGCATCTACTAATATATCGCAACAGGTTTCTAACATGCTAATTTTACCAGTGTCTGATTGTGTTGGCTATGATAAAGCCACAAGTTATAACATGTATTATAACCCAAAAAGTCTTGAAGAACAAGGCTACTCGAGCTTCCTGAAGAGTTAGTATAGGCACATCTGGTCGATCATGATCTGACTCGCCTATCAGGTGCCCAGTGGCTCTGGCCCAAATCTTTTCGATGCTGTTCATAATTCTTCTTTATTTTACTGAGAGTTCGATATAGTAAATGAAATTTCCACGGGCAGAATTAAAAAAATCTTTGCTTTTAAACCACTCGTTGATTTTTAAGCCTGCCTCATCTATCATCTTCTCAAATGTATCAGGGGTTGATCCAGCAAAGTTTTCTTGTATTAATATTACTGCATCAGCTGTGAGATGAGATTTAATATTATTGAAAAAATTTCTGTGGATCTTCCAATCTTTATCTAGTACTATTCTGTTTCTGTGACTTTCGTCGTGAATGCTAGAACCAAAATGTGGCGGGTTGCCTACTACCAGATCAAACTTTATATCGCCTGGTAATAATGCTAAATCTTCCAATAACAATGCTTGAACATTTAATAGTTGATTTGCTTTAGCTGAATTCCTGACGCACTCAATTGCAGGATAATAGATATCAGTACATAACAACGATTTGGATATTTTGTGGTCTAACAAATCAAATCCAATAAATGCAGGACCAGAACACCATTCGTATGCTAGATTAAATTGTTTATTAGGGTAACGAGACTTTATCACATCGGCATACTCTGTTCCAAATGTAGTGCCGCCGCCATCCATTTCGTAGGTGTACTCAATTTCAAATTTTGAATTTCCAGTAGTATACCATTTTAATTTTTTCATATCTTCCTTTTATAATTTACATGCTTCGCAGTCTTCTTCAAGATCAAAATCAATGACTTCGAGAGGTGCTGCTTTGTCCACTTGTTTACTACCTGCTTTGTTAATCAGGCTATAGTAAAATGTTTTCAATCCCCAATGGTGTGCCTGCATCAAGTTCCGAGCAATCAATGTTGTAGGAACTTTTCTATCAGCAAAGTGTGCAGGATTATAGAATGTGTTGGTTGAAATGCTTTGGTCAACATAGGCTGCCAGCACTGCTGCAGTTTTCAGATAGCCATCACAGTCCTTTTGTGCCCACATCTGTTGATATTTATTCTTGAGTTTATGATACTCGGGCACCACCTGTGTCAACGATCCTGCTTTGGATTCTTTAACAGAGATCAAGCTCATGGGCAGTTCAATACCGTTGGTTGAATTGATCACAACCGAACTAGACTCTACTGGAGCAATGGCCATTGTGGTTGCATTACGCACACCATAACTGCGCATTTCTGCACGTAGACCTTCCCAGTTTAGTTCTGGAGTAAAGTCTGTCAAGTTGTTGACACCATTGGCCCGTAATTCCCAGGGGAAGATGCCTTTGCCGTAGCGTGTTTTATCGCTGTGTTCACAACGACCACGTTCCTTGGCCAGTTCAACTGACATCTCTGTCAGGTAGTAGGCTTGATGTTCCATCCACGTCTTGACTTCAGCCAAGGAGTCTGGCTCTCCGTAGTTAAGGCTTCTCTTGGCGTGCCAGTAGGCAAGGTTGGTGATACCAATTCCCAAGGGTCTGATTTCATCGTTTGATAATTTAGACTGAATGGATAGAAAGTCTTGATAGTCAAGAATGTTATTGAGGCTACGATGCAATATGCGGCAAGCACGGCGCATATCTTCTGGGTTACGGAACGCACCCCAATTGATTGAGCCCAAAGTGCAAAGTGCGATACGACCATCGCTGTCATCCAGACGTTTAAAGGATTTAGTAGGTAAAAGAATTTCACAGCATAAGTTACTCTGGTAAATTGTATGATACTCAGGATCAAATGGTCCTTGTTTCATCACATTGTCAATGAACACTAGATATATACGTCCAGTGTCTGTTCGTTCTTTGAGAATACCAGATTTAAAAACTTCCTCCGCAGCCATCGTTTTCTTACGGAGGCCGGGCGTGCTTTCATATTTGATATAAAGTTCTTCAAACAGTTTGGTATTGGAATAAAACGCTTCATACAAGTCAGGTACCTCGTTAGGATCAAAGAATGTTATGTCTTCTTTGTTTTTAAATCGTCTCCAGAAGAAAGCACTAAGCACAACCCCATAATCCATATGACGGACTCGGGTTTCTTCTGTTCCTTGGTTGTTCTTAAGAACAATAAGATCATCAAACTGATGATGCCAAATAGGATAAAAAACAGTAGCACTTGCATTACGAATACCTCCTTGACTGCATGAGCGTAGGTCGCCAAACCATTTCTTCAAGAAAGGTATCATACCTGTGTGCATAATCTCACCACCACGGATGGGACTGCCCAGAGGACGTAGTCGTCCAATTTCCAAACCAATGCCGGCACGTTTGCTGGCATACTTGGCCATCATTTCCCCAGAGGCAAAAATAGAGTCGAGATCGTCATCGCTACGAATAAGAACACAGCTACTAAACTGTTTGGTAGGAGTACCAAGGCCAGCAAGTACAGGAGTAGCAAGAGTAAAAAGACCATCACTGGCGGCTTGATAATATTCTTTGATGTAACGCATTCTAGCCGAGTTAGGTTCTTCTTTATGGAACACAGTAGCAGCCGCAACCATGTATCGAATCTGTGGAGTTTCATATGTCTGTTTAGTACTACGGTTCTTTACAAGATACTTTTCAATTAGTTGTTCAATAGCAGCATAGCTGTATAACTCATCCTTTGAATGATCAATCATATCATCCATGCGGTTCCAGTCATCTTCGGTGTACCACTCTAACAATTCAGGCGTGTACAATCCAGTGGCCACATTAGTCTTTACAATTTCGTACAGGTGGGGAGGCTCGTAACTACCATATACATCTTTACGCAACATGCTCAAACGTTGTTTACCAGCTACAAATTGATAGTTGGTATGTCCTACGTCTGGATTTTGTTCTACATCAATTAGATCAACAATGGCTCTCAGCGTGATCCCATCTATTTCTGTGGTTGTGATGCCATCATAAAAATGCAATTGAGCCTTGATTTCAATCATGCTCTGACTGACATCTGCTGTACCTTTACATATTTTATCTACTTGTGCTTGCCATTTTTCTATCATCAATGGCTCTCTTTGGCCGTTTCTTTTAACTACGGATATTTGTGTCATCTTACTCTCATTTGTTGTTATAGATACCGGGTCTGTATCTGTTTTTGAGTTAATTGCCTTTTAACTTTTACCTCTAGGTTGGTATTTACGATAATGTTTCTTTCCCAATTCAGTATATATTTTGTTTGAGTCAACCGGACTAAATTATGCCCCTGTTCTGTCAAAACTAGCTCTGCAGACATTAAATCTTCACGTTCTAGTAAAGTTACAGTATACAGGATTCCAAGCCCTCTTGCAATATCACAATAGATGTTGTCACTCAAAAGTTGCCAAGGATCTGGCCATTCCGCAACATCATCCCAGTGCAGATGATAAGCATGCCATGGCGTGGAAAACCACCAATCATTGATGGCCAAGAGTGCAGATTCTTGTGGTAATGATGCCGCTTGAGTTCTAAGCGTAGACCAAGATTCAAGTCGGTCTGCAAATGCAGTGGGCCACATCAGGCCAAATGTGTGATAGAATAAGTCATGGATCCATTCTGTCCATTGTTACTGGATGTGTATGACAAGCTGGCAGTGTTTGTAGACTGCGAAACGGTCAATGTCACGCCACTACCAGGAGCACCTTGTGTACTTGTGCCCTGATATGTTCCAACATTCTCTACAAAATCTTCAGTAAAAGTAAGACTTCCGGCACCACTGGCAGCGGCCACCACAATGGTGCCAGTACGATAGCTAGTGTTTCTTACTATGGTATAGACAACACTAAAAGCCCGAGTAACATCTGTATTGACACTGAACACTGTGGCAGTGGTATCATTGATAATATCAACAATTTTGCCAGTTTCTATAACATAGGTTCCCAGTGCCAGTTGGGTGCCATTGGTTATGGCAATACTGGTTTGATCATTTAATTGTATTCTTTCAACAATGGCAGCATATTGATCTTCTCGAGCAAACATGTCGCTTATACTGATATTATTGGCATTTTGAATATCAATAATAACTGTGTAAGGATTTGTGCCGCCTTGAAAGTGATTGCCAACATCATAAAAAATATTTTGGCCAGATGCATTTAAACTAGCATATTCGCCAAATATAATTCCCTCGCCATAGATCAAGTCAAATGTATTGCTGGTTATCTTTACTCCATTGGGACTGCCCAACACCGGAGGTGCACCTGTGCCTAGTAGTATGCCTTGATATAGTTTATAAAACAAACTATTAACAACAGTAACACCTTCTATTTGTTGATCGGTATTGATACCCCATACTGCACCACTGAATGTGCATCCGTCAAATACAATTTGACTGGATATTGTAGTTGTGGTACTGGCAAACTCCACACAAGAAGTTGCAGGAGCAGCTGTAACTAAATCAACAACAGTTAATGGAGCACTGAATCCAACATTTTGAAATCTACAATTTACTGCGTCTTGTACTAAAAATACCGACGTTGTAAGATCAACATTTTGAAACCCCATGTTTGAAATGTTTATGTATTGAGGAGTAGTTGCACCATTACTACCTATGTTGGCACCTGTTTGTTGTAAACTATCAGCAGTACGAGCAACATATGCGGTCAATGTACTATCATCACCGTTGTCCATTGCTATAACACTGCTGTTGATTCCTTCACCGTATAACATGGCATACGGAGGTATGTTGATACTACTGGTAACACGATATACTCCAGCTGGAAAAAATAAACTGCGTCTGATTTGAGGATTAACTTCTCTACAGTAAAGTTGATACAAAGCCCGGTTTATAGCATCGGTGTCGTCAGCAATTCCATCACCCACTGCACCAAAGTCTCGTACTGTGGCAAATTGATCAAACCAGTTTTGTAAACTTTGTGTCACTGGCGTGCCCGGAGTAGGACCAGTTTGCACTATATATCCGGCTGCAGCACCTTCGTAAGTGTAAGCAGTAGGAATCACTAAAATATCACTGAATTCGGTGAGAATTTCAGTGTTACCAATCACCGGTGCACCTTCTTCTAGTGTGCCATTACCAATGTACAGTTGTCTGGTATCTGTGCTCCAGCCAAGTTCAGCACCCGCTAGTTGGGGTAAATCTATTTGCAACCCTTTGCGGTTGGTAATTTGGGATATCTGTACAATGGCCACTTTATCGTCCTTGAATCTATCTAGTATTTAGTTAGCCAAATAGTATAACTCTAATCTGCGCCACCACTGATCAGCCCAATGGTCAAAGTCTTTTGATTCCAACACAAACTCCTGATACACAGGAATACCGTCATCCCCTGGTTTTACACACATCAGAACCACGCCCTTGCGTATGTTGGTGCCATAAACTTCGTTGTGGGCCAGTGCATAAGCTGTGAGTTGTAGATAGTAATCTTCAATCCATTCTTGTTTTTTAGGCTTGTTGGTTTGCTTGTAATCCAATATGCTTTCTTCGCCTAGATGTATACCTACTCCATCTGTGGTTCCGGCGTACAAGCTTGGAAAATACAATGGTATTTCTACTCCCCAGATTTCGCTGACTTTTGACAGTCCTTGATCTACGACACACTGGGCCATTTTGTGACTGTCCCAGCCGTAAGGATTACTTCCACGGTCTGGCATTGCACCTTCTTTGATATAGCGTTCAAGATAAGTGTGCATGCGAGTGCCGCGATTGGCAGCTTCTGTAGTGATAGCTTGGGCACGGTCTACACCCACACGCCGACGCCACTCGTTAAGAGCTTGTTTTTTTTCTTCTGGCTTGGTTTTTTCTAATACAGTTGTAACACTAGGTACTTTACGTCCGTCGGGAGTAGCATATAATCTCTTTCCGTCTACTGATTCTCTTGACAGTGCGTGATATTTAAATTTTTGTGTGTACATTGTGATATTTGTTTAAAAACATATTTGCCATTTCTTTGTGTGAAATTGGACCAGGATGGTTGTCTCGACCTTGATCTAGCGTTAAGGGAAAATCTTCAATATCATATTCTACTATGTTGTATTTGTAAATTTGACCTAATAAACTAACCATCAACTTATTTCTTTGCTTAATATTAAAAAAATTAACATCAGTCAACATCAATGGTGAAAATCCATCATTGATAGTGCTTCTAATAGTTTGTACACGGTCTTCATGATATATTTCATATCTCCATGGAATTGGCCATAAAATAAAAACCAATTTAACATTGATCAAATCTTTAATATTTGCCAAAATCCTTGGCACAGAGTCTCCAGATGTTCCTTCTACTCCTAAATTATAAACATTGTAATTTAAAAAATGTTTTGACAATATACCTGGCCAGGCTTGCTCAGAGTTTACACCAATACCTTCGGTAAAACTGCAACCTAAACATAGAACGGCAGGATCAGTAAAATTAAATTCGTTGGTACGATATCCATAACTGTTGTATTTGTAAATAACAGAATCTTTGCTATAGCTGGCTTTGGGGTTTTTAATAAAATTTTCTTCAGAGTCAGAATCACTCCAATTCAAAGTCAAATTGCTTTTTCCTGGCCTAATAGGTATAAACTTGTTGTCATTCCAATGATTCTTCATGATGTTTATTTTCAATAATATGTAAATTAATTTGTCAATGCCAAATTATACTTTTCTATAAATAATCTTGCTAGGTCTTTGTGCCAGCCTGGACCCGGATGTATATCTCTGCCTTTATCATGTACTTTAATCGGAGGCATATCATGTAAGTTTGACATATTGCCATTGGATCCACTGTTATATTCTACCACTCGATACTTGTACATTATTTTAAGCAAATCTACAATAGCTTTATTTTTTTGTCTTAAATTATAAAAATTAATATCAGTGATTCCTTCCATTGGGTATGTGGTTTCATTTGAAAAATTACCATCAGCCCATTGAGGCAATACATGATCAACAGTTACATCGCCATAAAGTTCGTACCTAAATATGCTGGGCCAAAGTATAAACACTGTTGCAGTGTTTAATAAATTTCCTATGTTGTATAAAGTTCGTGCCACGTAGTCACCCGAAGTGCCGCCATGCCCAAAATTATAAACCCGATGATCTGGAAACGCCTGTTCTATATATGCTGGCCACGACTCTTCATAATTCACGCCCACACCTTCAGTAAAACTACATCCGATACAAATTATACTGGGTTTTGAACAAGTTAAATCAATTTCTTGTGACCTATATCCATTGCTGTTGTATCGATAAATTATTGATTCTTTGGTGTATCCAGGTTTAGTATTTTTTTTAAACATTGTCTCGTTGTCGGATCCAGACCAATGCGTGACAAGATTTGCTCGTTCTGATATGGTGGGTAGGCTGTTATGTTGCCAATAATTATTCATCTATCTATACTCTAAAACTTTCTCCGCAACCGCAACGGTCGCGCTCATTGGGATTGTTGAATTCAAAACCTTCATTTAGGCCTTGGCGTACATAATCCACTGTGATATTTTTAAGATAAACTTGGTGTTTTAAATCAACCAGTGCTACAAATCCTTCTTGTGCATAGTTAATTGTACAGTTGTCTGGGATATACTCTTTGACATATTCTAACACATAAGCAAGCCCAGAGCAACCTGTAGTTCGTACACCAAGACGAATGCCAGCATAATTTTTGGCTGTGACAAGTTTTTGTATTTTGTTTCGAGCAGTATCAGTGAACGATATCATGCTTTTTGCGGTAATCATCTACCGCGGCCTTGATGGCATCTTCTGCCAAGATACTGCAATGGATCTTTACGGGGGGTAAGGCCAATTCTTCAGCGATGTCGGAGTTTTTAATTGATCCGGCTTGGTCGATGTGCATGCCTTTGACCCATTCTGTAATGAGGCTCGAGCTCGCAATAGCCGATCCGCAGCCATACGTTTTAAATTTTGCATCTGTAATAATACCTGTATCATGATCAACCTTTATCTGTAATTTCATCACATCACCGCAAGCAGGTGCGCCAACCATACCAGTACCAATGTCTGTATCGGTCTTGTCAAAAGATCCAACATTCCTGGGATTTTCATAGTGATCAACCACTTTGTCAGAATAAGCCATTACTGTGTACAAGTCCTTGTGCGTGTGATTGTACCATCTGGATTTTGTGTTTCAGTCCAGACTGTGCAATTTTGCTGTTGTTGAACAATCACTGGCTGAGGTCGTACAATCACAGTTTCGGTCTGTGTCATTGGACGATTGGCAATAGCTGCACCGACTACCCCACCAATGATCAATGGTGCAATCCATCCACTATTACTACCACCATAGTACATTGCATGCCCGTGATGTCTGTATCCACTGTAATATCCATGCGGGCCTGCCAACACAGTTCCAGATACAGTGAGTAATAATATTGCTAGAAACTTTTTCATGACTTTTCCTTGGTTATAATAATATAACGTATTAGACGAGTATTTAGTATACTGCCTTTTAAGAAATAAGTCAACCTATTTGATTTATTTCATGCCGCGACGCATGGCCTTTTTGGCATTTTGATCCACTATATCTTGTGCTTGATCAACTGACATATTAGAATCAGGTGATTCTTCGTTACCAAGAAAACGGATCACACCCGAATTTGGATCCAGTGGTTCCAAAATGTTACTCAAAGGTTCTTGATTAATCAAATCACCTAAGTTTTGCGTAGTAACATTGACACCCATGCTTTTGGCTATGTCGATAAATGCTGCTTGACTGATTTCTTTTTTGGCAGATTCGTCTCCGGCACGACTGCTCAAGAACATACTGATAGCCGCTAATTTTTTTGCATTAGCGGCCACAGGATCTTCGGCAAATTCACGAATTTTCATTATCTGCGACCACGACCCAACGAAGCTGAAGCTGGTCTTGCGGCAGGTTCCATGTCATCGATGTCTGGCAATTCGTCAGCAGGATTCATCTCAGCTGGAGGAGCTTCAGCTCCCATCCCAGCATCCATGCTATCCTGACCTGGAACCATTGGAGCCTGTCCGGTTACTACGCCAAGTGCCTGTTCTAGTTGTTGCTTGGCACCTTGCAAGTTTTGCAATAATCCGGCCAGTGCAGCAGTGGCATCTGTGTTGAACTGCATGGCTTGATCAACACCAACTTGATCTCTAATCTGTTGCACCAGTGCAGGCAGGTCTTTGAACTGCATACTGCTGATCTCTTCGCTCATCTTTTGAACTTGATCAACCATGTCTTGGCTGGCCAACACAACCTGAGCTTGTTGGATTTCGCTTTCACGCAGTGTGCGATACAAATTACGACGCAGACGATTTTCCATTTGATTCTGTGGCATCATGGCCACTGAAGCAACCATTTGTTGTTCGTCAGGATTTAAATTTTGCCCGGCAGCAGCTTTTTTCATTGCAGCCTGTTGCTTGGGATCTTTGATTGAGGAAATCTTTTTAGCGGCAGCAGCAGCTTGAGCACTGGCCACTGCAGGATTTACCGGCGGCATGCCAGACGTTGATTGTGCTTGATTTTGATTGGCGCCAGCAGTTGATCCAATTGCCACGGTAGCAACTTCACGCAGTTTGGTTTGTAAGCCTTGTTCCATCATTACTAATTTTAAATAGGATGGATTTTGCTCGCTGTAATGAAACTCAGGTTGGCGACGGTGTTCCGTAATCAGCGACCGCACACGACCAAGCATGTGTCGAGCTTGTGAGCGAGTTAGTTGATCAAAACCAACTTGTCCGCCAAAGTAACTTTCCATTACTTTAGCGACTTGTTTTGTTTGTTGTGGCGCGGCCAGTTCTTGCAGTTTCATTTATGAATCCTCGTTGTTGTCTATATTTAGCCCAATTTACACATTTGGTAAGTTCTATTTCTAGTACTTTTTTATATATGATTTTGGTTTCTAATTTGGTGCTGATATCTTCTCGAAATTGAGCTCGTTTGCTGCGATCAGCCACTGCAGATCTAACAAAAATATCATTTTTTAATAATTCTAATTTACGATCTATTGTCAATAATTCTTGTGCTAGTGTGTAATTACTGTATTTGTCAGCTATACACCAACTCAATGCAGTGCGAGTACTTGAAAATACTCCCACTTCTTGATTGCTGTGGTATACTTGATAACCTGGCTTCAATGGAATTATTTTGTATTTTCCAAAAAGTTCGTAATCGCCCTGTTCGTTTTGCCAAACAAGATTGGATTCCAAGTTTTTAAACTCGGCCACAAGCATGCGTTCAAATTCTGTATCTTTGATCATTATTTAAACACATAGTTTGATAACAGCCATCCTATTGTGGCTACGAGAAAACCAATAACACCTATGCCCCATCCCAGCAATTGATCTGTGCGTTTATCAGCCATTTTTTCAACAAGAGTGTGCACTTCGACTATCATGGATCTAAGTCCAGATATCTTGTCTTCAACCACACATAATTTTGTTTCGAGTGCATTGTATCTTTCAGCACATAATTCTACGTGTGCTTCCAAGCTTTTCTTTTCAATGTCAGTTGGTTCTACCATGATTTTCCCCGTATCAATTATTTATAGGAATAAGTTCAAACCAAATGTTTTGATCAACTCCAGCAGTTACCAGCACAGACGTCATATTTTCTCGATTGCCAAGATCCACTATCATAGGAACCCCTTCTGAATCTGTTCGCAACAACAAGGTAGGATCTGAGCTGTCGCCAAATACTCCGCCGGTTTCTGTTTCAAATTCAAATGTCCAAACATAATTTTCTTGCTGAGGATCGGTCAAATCAAACATCTGTGTGCGCATGGATATAATTTGAGTTATAGTTTCCCAATTTCTTTGTTGGTTCCTTGCCCAATTCCAGGCTTTGTAATCAGTGATCATTTGCCCAGTGCGATCACGAAATGGTATCCGTGCAGATTTTGCATGTCCTGTAACACCAGTGGCAGTTATATCAAAAAATGTTCTACAGATAAATCGCATGTAATCAGCGATCAGCTTTTACTGAGATGGTAGATAACTTTGACTTGTTCTAGTGCAGCTTGAATAGCAGGATTTGTTTCGGCAGCTTTGCGAATACTACCCCAAAGTTTATCTTCTTCCAGTTGTACTACTAGATCTCGAGCCCGAGGACTTTGACTATGTAATTGTCTTTGAGTTGATCCATGCTCTCTTACATACACTGTTTCGCCACCGTCAGGCGACTCGTATATAACTGCTTCAGTAATTTTGTTGACTATCATAATATGTGTATTTAACGCCAACAAAAAACCCCAGGTTTTATTCTGGGGTTTGTTTAGAATAGTATTAAACTATTATTGTGTGGTAAACAATGCAAAAGCATTGCCACTTACCCAACCAATGTTCAATCCGCCAGTGGCATTGGCACCCTGAGCTGCAGCCAAAACAGTTGCTACATTGGCAGCACCTGTTGGGTACAGAGCCAAGTTCAATGTATTAGCTGATGCTGTAGGTGATACCTGGTACATAGCAATAGTTGTGGTCTGCTGAATTGCAGTCAATGTATTAGAAATGTATCCGTTTGCATTACCTGCACCAGATGCTGTCAATGCTGAATTAGCATAGAGACTGAAAAAGTCTAATTTTGGACCTTGAAAGTTTGTGACTGGTTGAGCAGCCAAGTTAGCAGTTTGTGCAACTGGACCGTTTAATGTGTCTGTTGCAAATACCGGTTGTGCGCCACCGGAAACGATTGTGATAAAAGCCATTTGAAAATCTCCTTAGTATGTAGGCGTTCCGCCTTACACTTATTTATCTTTTGGCGATAAAATTATGGGTTAGGAGATCAAATCTGGATTGTTTATTCGACGATTGTCGCGACTAAACTTAAATCTATTCACTGCTTTGGCAGTGCCAGCTGGAGTAGAAAATACCCAACCTTCTTGCCCTGGGTGTTGTAGATCCAACTTGGCTTGCAAATCTTCTTTGATATTGTGTAGCAATAAAAACGCAGTGAATGCTGCACTCATTCCAGAACTATTGCTTCGTGGACTGCTGAGATATTCCACAATATTGTTGTATTTGCGAGCCGAAACTTTACCTTTCAAATATGTGCCAAACCCTGGCAGCAATGTAGCAGGATCAAATCTCACAACAGATTCGTCACCAACCAAACTGTTGATATAATCAACACAAAGTTTAGGCAAGTCTGTGATTTCTAATGCACGAAGTTCGGCAGGATTAAACAAACCATCAATGTCCGAACTGTATGTGGCCAGCAATGCTTTTAAAGATTTAATATATGTAGATTCTGGTCGAACTGGCTCTTTGGCTGTCACTGGTTCAATTAACAACAGACCAGGAACTTTTCTTAGTTTATCAAATTCTGTTTGAGTCAGTGCTTGTTTTGGTGCGCCAACTTCGGGATAGTATGTATGAACTGCAACACCAACATCGGTGCCTTGGATTCGCTGACCTACGTCACTGGCAGCTGGAATACGGTATTCAATGGTGTTGGGTGTAAATTCGTAGTTGCCGGCCACCAATGGTGGTTGAGTCATATACAACAAATCACCGTGTATAAATCCGCGAAAGTTTTTGGGCACTGCGGCTTCAAGCAAGGGCCACAATGTTTGGTATATAGGAACTAATTCTTCTGTGCGTGTGGCCGCATTGCCTTTGGCACGTGCAGTTGCATCACGTTGTGCCATTTGATTTGCCAAAGCCTGAGGGCTCGTAAACAATCCATTGTAGCCTTTGGCTCCAAATCCTGCAACATCAGTCAGTATAAACTGTCCACTGGCATCACGTCCAAATATAATGGCTGGTTTTCCGTCCCATTTGATTGTGGTTGTTTTGGTATCTTCGCTCACATGCTTGATAATGGCCAATGCTTCTTTCACGCCACGTGTGCCTTTACGAAACACAAGATCTTCAAGATGTTCAATGCCTTTGGCTTTGCCCCCAACATTGGCAGTATCTGCAGATTCAACCAATGGTCGCATGCCTTGATTCACAATACGATCTCTCAAGCGAGCTAAAAAGTTTGTGTCAGACTCGCCGCGTGTTTCAAAAAATGGTACACCTTGTCTAGCAAAGTGTTCTCTGGCATCTGCTAGTTTAGCATCACGTTTGGGATCCGTGGCCAAGGCCTGTATGATGGTTTCTACACTGTACAAATCATCTCTGGTGGCTCGGTTGTTTAGCAATAACTTAGCCACTTTATCGGGGTCATCTGTGATAATTTGGTCTGTGGCACGATCAGCAATGCCAGCAATTTGATTCAGCTTGTAACCCATGCTCTTGGCCATGGAGTTCATTAGAACGTTACGATCAACACCTTTGTATTCTGAATTGGCTGGCGCAGTCAGCACAAATTTTGACCATGGCACGTTCTTTAAAAACATAAAGTCTGTTTGCACATGTCCATTGGCTGGATTACCAGCTATGGGCGTTTTAAAATGCACTGCAACGCCTGTTTTCTTCACATAGTCTTCGGGTTTGAAACCATGACTTTGTACCCATTGTCCAAGCCTTGTTGTCAATTGTTCTTTGGTTACTCGGTTGGCATCAACTGCAACATCCAAGTCCCCCGATGTGGGCTTTAATCCTGTGCTGCCCAGTGTGTTGTTTTGTAAATCAAGACCTGGCAACATCATGTCTAACCAAGCAAGTGTAGGTTTAACATCAGTTTGATTGATACGTTGTGTAAGGGCACGGCCGTCGCCGTCTTTGAATATATTGCCACCTTCGAATATGTTCATCGCGGTCTAAACCCCATGGCTATCAGTAATGCATCAACTTGCCCATTCCCGGTGGGGTTAAATTCTCTTGGTGCTCTTGTTGATGTTCTCAAAGCTTGGCCTGCGGCCGATAATTTAGGAGCACTCAAATCAAAAGGTGCCAATGCTTTTAATATATCTGGGTTGGTAGAATTATCTGTAGGGCTAAGAGTAACTCTGGTTCCTGGATTTTTGTTTTTGGTTTGTTGACCAATTGCTTGTACACCAGCAGTGGCCAGTTGAGCATATTTTGCAATTGCCTGGTCTTGTTGAACTGTGCCTTGAGTCTGTACAATGATATCCAGCAAGTTTGACAATTGAGCACCAATGCCGGGCAACCGTCGAACATCGTCCATGGTAATCTGTTCATAGGTAGTAGGATCTTTGGTTGCAAACTTTGCATCAGACCAATCAACAAATGCTTGCCTGTATGCATCCACTTGTCTTGCATCTTCTGTGACTGGAGCATTGCCATGCTGAGCCATATAGCTTTTAACAATAGATGCATTTTTTGGGTCGTTGGGATCTATTTGTTTACCGCCTATATATATCGGCGGCATAACTGGATTGGTTGCTGCCGCTGGACCCGCACCGGGTGCGGCTGGTGCTGAAGGAGCTGCTTGTACTGCACCTGCTTCGGCTTTTTTCCAGGCTGCAGTTACGGAATTGGCCCATTGGTTAATACCAGGATTTTGTTCAATTTGCTTTAGTTTGTCTTCCCATTTGTCGCTGGGTTTTTGATACTGTGTTCCAAATCCTTTTTTCTCCATGCTTTGTGCTACTCCAGCAGCAGATCCAGCATAGTCACCGGTCATTCGTTGCAGTGCTCCGGGCATGGCGCCATGTGCTTGTTTATTAAGATCCATGATCTTGTTGCCAGCTTGAGCAAGTTTAGTATTGGTGTATTTGTTTGCTTGGCCAATTTTGTCTATGGCAGGACCCACTGCACCTTTGACTGCACTGCTGGCGGATTTTAGTTTGTCCATAAATCCTTCATTCAATGACGTTTGTGTTAGTTCATGTATTTGCATCTGTACGCCTTACTGTGCGAGTAAATTTGTCAGGATCTCTGAGTCGAATTGCATTGATCAATTTACGTTGCAGATTATCTGCTTGTTCCGGAGTGTAGCTAGCTTCTATTTGTTCTAGTAGTCTTATGGCACTGGCAATAATGTTGGCGGCGCGACTTTCTATAACATGACGCTGATCGCGTTCTGCATATAGACTATCTAACTCTTCTAATAAACTCCGTGTTTTCTTTTGCATTTTGGCTCAGAACCTTTGAAGTATTTATTTTAAAAAAAAGATTGTTAGTGTTGTATGACTAGATATCATGATTGTTTAATTTGCCCCAACAGTTGTTTGAGTTTAGCACTGTTTACATCTGCAGTGACCTTACTGATTTCGCCTGTATCTTGATTTACAGATTCAGTCACACGACTTTGTGTTTTAATACTATCATATATACTGGGTTTTTTAACAAATCCTCCGGAAGATTCATCAGCTGATTCACCAGAGTCTGTAATTCGCATGGTTTCAATATTGTATTCTAAATCAATTTTTTGACCTACTCCGGTACTACTACGACTTTTCATACATTGTATTTGATAACGCCCACGTTCTTTCATTGCGCGACTTGTAAAAATGCCAAACACATTGTCTGCAGTATTGATTTTAGATATACCACCCGAAATATGACTGTGATCAAATTCAACTTCTTCAACTGCTGATCGATTCAACTGACTGGCAGTGACAAACAACACATTGAGTTCTTTGGCCAAGTTGCGTAGTTCTTCACTCACATACTTGTCCTTGACAAACAAATCATTAGGACTAACCTTGGCACTGACCGGCATCAACAAATCCAAATAATCAACCATGACAAAGTCCACACGCAGTCCTGTTTGTATCTGGACTTCTTTAATATAACTTCTGATATCATTGATGTTGCTTTGTGCTGGCAGTGCTTTGACTCTGTACTGCCCGGACTTTTTGGCCATCATTTTGACTTTGAGTTCTGTGGTATCAATGTCTCGACGAATTTCTTTAGTGCCCATGTTGGTCAACATGGCATCTGTTCTTAGTGCACATAGATCTTCACTTAGCTCTAAACTGATGTAAACTCCGCTGAGTCCTTGTTGCAACCAGTTCAATGCCATATTCATCATCACAAGACTTTTACCAGATCCAGAGCCGCCGGCAAAGATGTTCAATTCACCACGACTAAATCCACCATACAACAGTCGATCCATTTGAGGCCACCCTGTACTGACTTGGCCGCCTGAATTAAAATATCTATTGATACGCAGTGCAGGGTCATCGAAATAGTCTATGCCCATGTCTTTGGTCAGACTGATCTGCACTGCATCTTTAATTAGTTTTTCTACAGGGTCATAGTCACCTTTTTCTAACAAGTCTGCTGACTTTAAAATTGCTCGTTCTAGTTCTTGCCTACGAGTAAAACTTTCAAACTCCTGCATGAACCATTCAAAGTGGCCTTCGTTCAGATCTGGAATAGTATTCAGCTTAACACCTGTACTGGCACCAATCTGTTCCACAGTTGGTAGCGTCTTATACTGATCACTGTGGGTAGCAATAAACTCGGCAGCCGATCTTAAACTTCGATCAAAATTCTCAGGATTGTAGATGTTTTGCACACGTATATAGCTACTTGCATCTTGCAGCATCATTTCTAAAAACAATCGTTGAACTTCAAGTCCGTATTCTTTTAACAATTTAATTCCTTATAATATTTTCCTACTGCCAAACTGGTTCTCCAGTTAGTATTTCTTCTATTATCAATTTTATCTAACATTGATGTCCAGTTATTATCTTCATTGATCGTCAGTGTATTTTTAATATAATTACCTATTCCGGATAGTTCCGGAATAGATCCTAAATGATCTATTATATGATTTTTTACAGCAATTGGCAAAAATTTAATATTAAAATTATTAGCCAATTGCCAGCAAAAATCGGATTTATCGCCTTCTCTATTTGTTTGTAAATTTTCACTGAACCAATGCCACACATCGAGTGTTTCAAAGATATTATAACATCCAACTGTCATATTAACTCCAAACATAACATTTCCAGGTAAACTTTTTTTCATTGCCATAATGTTATCACTTACAGATTTCCAATTACCCGGCCATCTTACATATTCAAATGCTAGCTCAGTTGCATCGATGCTGAAAAATAGTTTAACTAACTTAGCACCACTCCATAAATCTATTATTTTATCACTGGGCATAACAGTACCATTGGTATTGTAACTTATAAATGTATTTTTTAATACACCTTGATCTTTTAATTTTTCTAATAACTTAATTTGATCATTGTTTAACAATGGTTCTCCACCATTGAAGTGTATTTTTTGTATATTTGTAAAATCTAATCTATCTAAAAAACTATTTGACTTTTGAAACTTTCTTCCTATGTTAATCAATTCAGTCTGTGTATAGTTTAACTCGGTTGCCCATAGACTACTATTTTCTGGACCGCACATAATACAGGCAAGATTACATGCCCATGTTGCACTATGATCAATGCATGCTAACTCTACCAAATCAGATGGTGGAAGATTGTAAAATTCAATAGCACTTTGTCGGCGACTTTTGTGTCCAATTGCTTCCGCATCCCAACACCGAGAACATTCCAACGGTTTTACTCCACGAGCAAACTCAGATCGAAGATGTGTTAAATGAGGGCTTTTATAAAAATCAAAAGTATCAACTGCTTCAATTTTTGAAACTGCCTGACAGCACGGTGCAACACTGATATCATTGTCGTTAACTCGATCTATATATATGCTACGATAAATTTCAGGACACCAATTATGACTCATAATATACCGGCATTTCTAAGATGATGTATACATTCATTGGTAAATGCTGATTGTATAATGTCATCGTCAACATGAAAATACGGCCGAGGTTGATGGCATTGATGGTTCCAAAGATTTATTTTTAAGGCCTGCGAACTGTATTCATTGATATGATTTTTTATAAAGTTTTTATTGACAATTGATGAATAATCAACTTTATCCATACCGCCCAAGCTGTAACAAAAGGGTATATTTTGTTTTTCTAATAACTGAAAACAGTAGTGTATTAAGAAATAATTTTTCATAACTTCAAATTCATCGGATATTACTGTGGTGTTCCAATTATTGATAAGTTTAGCCATGGATTCGTTACCTAATAATCTACTACTTGTAGTATAACGATCGTTACTAAATTCCTTAACAGCCTCAACACTGACATCTTTAGGGTAATATATATTTTTATTTCGATCAATTTCGTGTCTATGTGTTGAAGTAAATAACAATATCACAAAATCTGGATTAAATTGCAATCCTTGCAGTAGTTGTAGTACTATAAGAGCATTACTATCACCGCCGTGTGCTAAATTATGTAATTCAAATACCGGAGGAGTTTGATTTAAAATCTTTTCGCTAAAGTGTAGGCCAGGAAAATCAGGATCAATTACTCCAAAACTGTCAGCACAAATTAATACTTGTTTTAATTCACTGTGTTTTTTTAACAAGTTGTCGTTTCCTTAGTTCTATTTTTAACTTGGTAGTTTCTCTTGCTTGAAATATAGTTATCATGGTTGCTAACTTTCCCATTTTAACCACTGCGTCATTTACATCTTTAATGCCATCAGGCCAGTCTGGAATACTAACTGCCCATCCCAATTCTACTGCTCGATCAACCAGTTCCACACCGGCCGCATCATGATCCGGTACCACTGTGATATCTTTACCCAGGCTTCTTATCAGTCTTGCTTGTGCATCGTTTATGGTGTTATGCATCAGTGCTAGCCCACCAATACACAATGCATCAAATATGCCTTCCATGACCAACACATGTTGCCAGTTAGGCAGTTGTAAATCTGTGCCGAACACATACCCAGGTTGGCTGTGATTGATATATTTTGGACCAGAGCCACTTAACATTCTAGCACACCATCCAACCAGAGTGTCGTTATAGGTAAATGGAATAATCACATGATCACGTGTCCAGTGAACACCATCATGCTGCATTTGTACCATTATGGGATAATCCTCTGGTACACATCTTGATCTTATGTATGCCCAATATGCTGTGTGTTCTGGTGTTAGTAATTCCACATGCGGAGGAAAGTCTTCTTTTTCTTCAAATTTAATTTCACTCAATGCATTAAAGATCTGCTGACGTTCATCCAATATTCCTTCGATACTGCGGTGTTTTAAACTTTCTAAATTGAGTAGATCAATATCTCGTGCTGGAACATTTAACAATCCCAGTAGTTTGCGAGCCTTAAATCCCACAGTGCGGCCAAGAATAAAACTTGCGGTAAATTGACAATTGAAGCAATGATAGCTCCAACCTTTTTCACTGACTTTCAACCCACCTCTTTGCCGCTTGTCTGCACAACAGGGTGCATTAAAACTAATCCAACCACTGGGAGTAGATTTTCTTTTAACAGGCAAATAAGAAACCACATCAATCATGTAGTTATTTTAACACATTTATCTCTGTAGATCAACGTTATCGATAAAACAAATCAATCACGTAACCGGTACTGATAACAACCAGGGCACCTTGACCGCTTGGGGGCACTGGATAATAAGGAGTATTGATACCAGCATTTGGCACCAGCCAATATCCAGATCCGCCATTGGTCACTGTGATGCTGGCAACGCTGCCATTGCTGCCCAAAGTGGCCACTGCGGTAGCGCCAGCACCATCACCAATGATGTTAATTTTAGGCGGAGCCAAATAACCACTGCCAGCATTTTGCACTGTTATACTTTGTACTATTCCGTTTGCACATGTGGCATATGCTAGGGCTGGCACACCCGGTTGATCTGGTACAGCAAATATACTGTTGTTAAAACACAGTCTCAACAACGGGTACCATCCAATTATATTTAAATAAATGGTGCCTGTGCGATTGTAGTAGGTTGTACTTTCGGTGACATTATAAGGCACTGCTTGATAGTCTTGTGCGGCCTGTGCTTTGATTGTGCCTGTGTACCCGTCCAAGGTCATTTGAATAGTGGTTATGGCATTTTGTGGTTTGATAAAACTGCTGTAGAATTCAGTATTTCGGAAACTATTAAAAAAGTTGGCACCATTGGGATTACCGCCACCATAATACCAGTCGGCACCTGGATAGTTTTGAAAACTTGTGCCATCTGCGGAACCCTGCGCTGACAGTTTCACAGTGGGAATGGTCAAAGGAATACTGGGCACAAACTGTGGCAACACACTGTCTACCACATTCAATGGTGCCCTAGCACCAGATTGTGCATTTGTAAACACTGCTTCGGTTAGATTTCCACTGGTTCGTGTAATGCTGTAAGTGGCCGGTTCTGCCAGCACTTCCAGTAATTCCGGACCGGTCAGTGTGACTTTGGCTCGGCCCAGTGGTGCATTAAGTGTGACCATTGATTTTTCTATCAACAACTCAGTGCCTGCAGTATTGATCACACGGAACAGGAATGTGCTTCCAGTAATGTTGACGGGCTTTTGTTCTTGATTGATAAATTCAAACAACAGCACATTGTCAACGCCTTTGTTAATTGTTAATTGTTTTGCGTACACAGGGTCATACCTATAAGTGAAAGTTTCGCCGTCGGCAGTGTCTATCAATAATACTCTGGTAATTTGTTGATATAAATACGCCGTGGTTGAATACATAAGGATCTCCAACAATATTTATGGGCAATGACTTGTTTGCAAAATTAGCTGAAAAATATCCGTTTATAACGCTTTGCGTCTACGCCTCTACAGAATACGTGGGAATTGTGCAAAATCAAGATGATATAATAACAACAATTTACGATTTTGGAAACATTATTGATATTGATCAAAAGCGGTTGTTTTTAGAACTTGCCAATGTTTGGTGGTGGGAAAGCAATCGCAGTATACCTATTAATATTTTTTTAAAATCTGACTGGGATCCATTTAAAAGTTATTTGAAAACTTTTAGCAACAAAGATCTTACAATATTACACGGGCCTGTTTGTAGCCTAATAGAAATGAGTCGACGCAAAACCAAACGCAAATCAATTACACTGGTTCGTCGGCTTGATTAAGCAAATTCATATGAAGTGCTACCAAAGCTGCATAGCTTAATGCATGAGATTTTTTAAAAGTGTATCCTCGGCTATCATCTCTGTTCCACACAGATTCAAACACTTCTTTCCAAGATTTATTTTGTAGGTGAGCTTTGCCCGGACGTATTATACTAATAAACGCTGCCATTCTGGGAATGCTGTCGGGTCGCATTGATTTTAACAATTCTGTGTAATTGCCCACATGTGCCAACTGACCTGCCCATGATGAGTCTTGCCACAATCTATTCCACGGCGGTGTAGCCGCTAACATTTCTTTATAGTGTTCAGAATTTTTAATAAGCTGATACACACTCATGTTTAAAAAATCAATTTTAAAATATCCACGTTGTTCTGCAGACTCATAATCAATGGCTGCACAATTATTAATAGGATCTCTTGGTATATCTGTGACATAAATTCCAGAATTATGCCGCCTGGCTTGTCCTTGAACTATTTGTCGTGCAGGCGTGTGCTGAATTAATTTTAAAATTTGTTCTCGATCAGCAAAATCAATATCAATATCTGCACTCATTTAAAATAATTCCATTTAAGGGTTGCGTTAACATATGCTTCTTCCAGCAAATCTAATTCTGGTAATGTTACACTGCTATTTGTTAGTAGTTGTTCTACTAGACTATCACACTTGTGTTTTGAATTTTTATATGGTTGTCGAATTAAAAATTCTTCGTGTATTTTTACAATTCTATCTTGACAATTATAACTTAGTTGTGCCCAGTCAGCAAGTTTTTTAATTTCTAGTAAGAATTGAGTTGTATTATAAAAACATGAAAAGGGAAATACATATACTTGTAACGATTCACTGTATTTTACATCAAGCTGTCGAGCCATAAATCCCATCTTTGTTGGATTTTCAAAACCAATTTGAAAAAATTCTCGAAGGACCTTGCGTGGACAATCAGGCAATTCAGATGACAATTCAAGTAATTTTAAATTATGTTGTGTTCTACATTCATCCTGAATCCATGTAGGTAATTTTTTAAAATCATCTAGGGTATTGATATCTGGCCAAGATGAATCTTTAACTGCATGGTAACTTTGTCGTACTTGATTTACAAAAAAATTATCTATTAATGTGTCGAGTACCCATATGTAAGATGAAGTGTTTAACTTATTGAATGTGTCTATTTCAAGTAAATTATTGTCAATATTCCAGCCACCTGCTCTTAATAAACTAATTTGTTGTAATTGTAATAAATCAGTGGTATCGATTTGTATACTAACTATTTTGTCTGATACAAATGGTACATTGCTGTAAGAGTAATGATCCGCATAAAATATCTTTTGTGATTTATAACGTTTGTTATGCGCCGCACCAAGATTACTAAACGGTAATCCATCAACTGCTACTCCTGCTATGACATTGCATAC